AAAGCTCCTTGAGCTTCTTCTCGTTCATCGCCGCGTCGACAACTTCCTCCGTGATCGTCGCAGCGGGCATGGCCTCCTCGGCCATCGCGCCCGCAAGCGCCACAAGCGCGTCAAACGCCTTCTTCATCTTCTCCGGCGTGGCGTCCTTCTTGAGGCCGAGCGCCGTTGCGATTGCCATCAAAACCTTCGTGGGATCCATTGCGAGACTCCTGATGTTTCGCCGCGACGGAGTCCCGACGCGGGAGAGAGTGATGGGCGTCATGCCCGGCAGAAATGGGCTCGGCGTGAGGCCAAGCTCGTACAGCTCCGCAAGGCCTGCGACCTCGCCAGTTGCGCGGTCAATCGGCGCGAAGTCGACGACGACGCTACAGAAGCGCTGCGCGCCCGCGGCGATGCGCTTGGCAGCGTCGTCAGTCCACTCGACGTAGCCCCACAGTTCGCAGCCCGTCGCGCCGTCGCGCACCTCGAGCGCCTGAATCCAGCCAGCCGCGTCGATGGGCACGCCCATGTCGTGACGCGGGTGACCCCAGAGCACGGGCACCGGCTGCTCGCCTGCGTCGTAGAGGCGTTTGATGTCGCCGAAGACCTCGCGCGTGAACGCAAACGGCCCAGCGGGATGGCCGTTCCACTCCGACTCATAGGCCATCTCGACCCACGAGCACGTTGCGTTGGCGAGAAGCGGTGCCTTCATCGCGGGCTGCGCGGCGACGTCAGCGAATGCGCCGAGCGTGGCGCGTAGCGCGAGCTTGCGTGAGCCGTCGAAGGCTGTTGCGGTAGATGCCATCATGACCTCACAAACGACGACGCGCCGAAGCCGGGCGTCATTGCGAATCCCGCTGGGATGCTGGTGATGACCTGCAAGCCCTCGTCGCGGAGTTCCTCTTCCGATAGCGTCGTGATGACGCAGCGGCACTGGAAGCCTCCGGGCGGCGAGATATTGGCGAAGCTGCTGTCGTCGGCGCGCCAGACCTTGCGATTCATGGGCGCGTGCTCAGCGCGGACGCGATTGTCCTGCGCCGTGAGCCACTGCCTATACGGGCGAGCCTCGAGGACGTCGGGGTCATTCATTTGCGTCCAGCGTCCCGCGCCGTAGGCCGTGGCGACGTTGGTGCGGTAAACGTTCTCGAGGTAGCTGGGGTCTTGCGGCGCAATGCCGAGCGTGATGGTCTGGTCTTCCATCGCGCGTCGGAAGTCGCGTAGCGTGTTGCCCTCTTCGAGCGTGCGCTGTAGCTCCTCGACAGCGCGTCGCGAAATGACGTCGAGCTGCTCGTCGGTGGCGAGCGCTGCACGACGCCGATACGCACGCAGCACTTCCTCGAGGATGGCCGGGTCGCCACCACGCTCGCGCCAGAAAGCCACCGCTTCCGAAAATGGCATCTTCAAGAACGCGGGCCGCAAGTCGACGGCGAGCTGCCGCTGCGCGCCCTGCGGGTCAAGCTCCACGAGGCGCACGAACATCTGGCCTGCGAGGTCGGATTTCACCGACGCCTCGTAGATAAGCGCTTCGAGGTCAGGGTCGCCCTTGAAAGCAGCCACCGCCGCCGCCACAGCGTCCGCGCCACCGAGCGCCGCGGCTGCGATGGCCTCGCGCACCGGCGTGAAGCGGACGACGCCCTCAAGCGTAGTCTCAGCGGCGACAACGTAGGGTCGCCCGATTACCGCCTGTACGCGCGCCCGGTCCGCGGCGTCGCTGAGAGCGAGGACGTCCGCGAAATCTCCGACGTCATCGACAGCGCTGGCATCCCATGCGCCGAGCCCGCTGATGTCTGGAAAGGGGAGGCCGTGGACGCACCTCCGAGCGTTTCAGCGGGCGCGAGCGCCTCAATCGATGGCGAGCCCGTCTGCACTGGCGGCGCGGCCTCAAAGGGCAGCGGAGAGCCCGGAGGCGCGGGCGGTAGCTGGACGCGCGCGATGTTCTCGCCGCCGTCCTCGACGCTCCACGCAGGCAGGCCCAGCGAGGCGCGGATTTCGTTGACGCGCACGCTGCCGGTGTCGATGGCGTCGCGCGTGATCGGCAAGCTGTCATCGAAGAGCGTCTCAATGACCGGCAGCGGGATATCGGCCCTGCGCAGGTTGTAGTACGCCAACCAGCGCACAACGTCGCGCGTGATCGAGCCCCACATCAGCGTCGAGTCAAGCTTGCTGTTTTCGAGCCGCACGCCGTCGCGCGTCTCAGTCGAAGAGCGCGAGCCGTTTGCGCCGCTGAGGTAGAGGTCGGGCGACACGCCGAGCGAGAGGAAAAGCTCTTCGTTCAGCGACGCGCGAAGCTCTTTCCAGACACCGGTGCTGCCCGCTCCCGCAGGGTCGATGATCTTGATATCGCTTGTGCCGCTCGTGACACCGACGCTGTCGGCCGTGAGCTGCTGAAGGTCATCGAGGATGCGCTGCCGCTGCGCGCTATCCGACGATGCGGCCATCTGCGCGAGGACGAGTGGATTACCGAAACGCTCAGCGCCGATAAGCCAGAACGTCCAGACGTTCCTTTTGAACATCCAATAGAAAACCGCGGCGAGAAAATCGCCTTGGTCCATCGGACGGCCGGGGTCAGTCCAAGGAACGTGAGTGAGAAACTTCGCGGGGAAGTTGACCGTGTTGTACCACTGGTAGTCGTAGTCGCGGACCTCAAGCGTCCAGTCCTGCGCGTAGCGAAGGTTGCGAGTCTGGACCGGCACGGGCTGCGGCATCCACGCGCCGTTATGCCGTGACCACACCAGCTCGTGACACGAGATGCCCATGCCCACTGCGTCGAGCACGCGCATTAGAAACGTCTCGCGCGCCTCGATGCTGTGCAGCCACTCTTTGGTCAGCTGCACCAGCTCTTCGGCCGCGCCGCGCATCTCGGGCTTGACGTCCTCGGCCATGCGCACCGCGAAGCCGCGGCCTGCTACCGACGAGCGGCGCGTGGCGTACGCGCGACGCACGACAGGGTCGCGACGCATCTGCGTACACATATCGGCCCAATACTCGTAATTCCCGAAGTCAAGCTCGCGCAGCGCCGTCGAGATGCGCCCCGGCGACACCGGCTGAAGCGCGCGCCCGCTGATGGCCGACAGCGATTGCGGCCTGATGACGCGGCCCATCTCGGGAATGCGCGTGACTGTGCCCATCGGCTCGACGGGCGCAGCTGCGGCGACGGTGGCCGCTGACTGCGTGCGTGGCTTGCGAGTCGTCATGCGCTAACCCCAGTAGTTCTTGCGCCCGACGCGGGGCGCGTAGTCTGTCGTCAGGTCAGCGCTTGCGCGCCTGCCGGTGCTCGCGATGCCGCTGCCGACGTGCATCTCCGCGAGCAAGTCGAAGGCCGCCGCGAGCGCGTCCACTTGGTCGTCGTGCGCGTCTGATTGGCCCGTGAATCGCGCGACCTCGTCGCAGAGGTCAGGGAGCCACGCAGCGCCCTCGCGCACCAGCACGCGGCCCGCGTTCCACGCTGCTGCCAGCGGTGTCGCGCGAGAGTACTTGTCACCGACTGCCGTCTTCACTTCGACTTGCAATCCCACACCGCGAGGTGGCGGCAGCGCGAGGAAGTCGAGCGCGCCGCGGTCAGCGCCGCCTGCGTAGATGCGCGACGCGGTGTGAGGCCATCGCATCCTCAGCGCCGCGAGCTGCTGCGCGAAGTCGCTCGCACGCATCTGCGCGCGCAGCACGTCGAGGACGTAGTACCGCGCGTCCTGTCCTTGTCCCGCCTTGCCCATCACCACTGCCACCGACCAGTCCGCGCTCGTCTTCGCGCTGTACGCGAGGTCGAGGCCGATGCCGCGCGTAAGCTCGGTGGGCGCAGTCGCGTACGTCGTCGGCGTCGCGCTGAACACGGCACCGCCGCGCGCTCGAGGCTGGCCCATGTACAGCGCTGCCCATTCATACGGGCCGACCTCGCGCTCACGCTGGCGAAGAAACTCGCGCGGGCGCTGCGACGGCCACAGCGACTTGTCCTCGGCGGTGATCGCCGGGAGATTCACGACCTCCCAGCCGTCAGCTTCGAGCCTGCCGATGAGGTCGTCGGGATGCCAGCGTGTATGCACAACGATGCACGAGCCCGTGGGCGCGATGCGCGTCAGCGCCGTCGACCGCAGCCAGTCGGAAATCTTCTCGCGCTCGCGCCGACTCTCGGCTTCCTCGCGATTCTTGTGCGGATCGTCGATGACCACGATCTGCGCCGCGTAGCCGGTGAGCGGCCCGCCGATGCCCGTCGCGAGTAGGCCACCGCCCTCGACAAGCCGCCAGCGTCCAGCCGCGCTCGTGTCGTCGCGCAGACTCAGCCCAGCCTCGCGCGCGAGGTCGCGAATCTCTTTGCTGCGGTCGTGCGCGAAGTCGGCCGAATAGGACGCGTAAACGATCGGCCACGTCGGATGACGCGAGAGCATCTGCACGATTCCATGCTGGATGAGCGTCGTCTTCCCGAACTGCGCAGGGACGCTCACGCAAGCACGCACCGTCTCGCCACGCATCGCGCGCTCGAATAGCGCGGCCACCGGCGCGAGGTGATGCGGCGGCTCCCATCGCGGAGACAGCGCGTGCACGTAATCCACGAGTTGCAGCCTGCGTCGCGGGTCTTCGCGTGACGGCGACTTTTCCGCGCGCAGCCGCTCAAGCTCCTGCGCCGCTGCCGCTCGCAGCCGCGTCGACACCTGCTGCTGCCGCCGACCGCGTATCAGCTCGCGCACCGTCATCAATGCGCCT